CAAGTCAAAAGGTTTCCTAATAGTGTTAAATGTTCGCTTATCAAGTGTTATAGGATTTCTTTTTAATTTTCCTTCAAATATCAGTTTATCAACTATTCTTTGACAAGTATAAGATCCAAACTTAGCATTATCAATAATCCAAAACATTTGCGACCAGCTCAACATTCCTGACTGAAAGTCAGACTCTAGGTTCTTTATAATTTGTATCTTGTCCCCCATGCTGTAATCATTTGAATAAGACAACTGTAATGGCTCACCATTATAATAATATTTATCTTCCATTATTTAACCTTTTTAAAACCTTTAAACCCCTTATTAATATTAGTATTATTATTAATAGTATTATCTTTATAATGGTACCCAAATTTTGGGTAGTCTGATTGCGTAATTTTTGGGTAGGGGGTTACCCTATTTTTGGGTAGTCTTAAACTGTATCTGTTAGCACTTGATAACCTGTTAATAACTAAATATCCTTGTTTTACTAGCTCAGATTTAGCATTTTGTAATGTATTTATAGATACATTCAATTTATTACATAAATTAGAGTTCCTAAGTACCCTATAATTTGCAGATAATGACTTAATATAAATAAATAACATTTTAGCATCATTTGATAAATTTTGGTCATATATCAACTGATTTGGGATCTGTGAAAACCCTGTCTTTGGTTTATCCATCTTATTTAGTTCCTTCCTTGCAAGACTCTATATACCCAAATTTTACATAATCAAACAAGAACAAAACAGGAACAATATTTTATTTACAATCTTGAGGTTTAATACTTGACTATATAGTACAAAGGTTATACAAGAAAGTATGTTTAACGAATCAAGAAAGGAAACAAAAAACATGACTACTTATATTTACAACAAAGACAGCTTTGAAAACTCAATTGAAGTTGATAACTACCCTTTTGGTTTTAAAAAAACTAAAAAGAGATTTTGGTTAGAAACTAACAACAAGGGAACTAGATTAGTTTCTTGTACTTTAAACCCTAAAACTAATGAATGGTGTAAGGCTAAGACTTCAACATATTTAGAGGTAGGAGTTTTAACCTCTGATATTAAAGAAGGTAAAAACTTTATTTCTTGGACTGGCTTAAGTGGTTATTCAAGCGATAAAGATATTGTTGAATTTACAAGAGCAGTTGATGTTCAACAACTTCCAAAACTATCACAAAAGGCTATTTGTTTTTTAAAAGCAAAAAATCATGCTTGGAAAGGTGTTAAGGTTGAGTTCGTTACTAATCCAACACCGGAACAATCAGAAAAGCTAAAAGAGAACGAAGAAAAAGCAAAAAAATATTTAGCTGCTGTTGGTAGTAAAGCCTACAACACTTGTTTAATTAAAAACAACTTAAAATAAGGAGAGGGAAAAATGGCATATATAACATCAGAAGAAGTTAAGCAAATAAGAGAAAAACTTAAAAAGGAATTTCCTAAAATTAAGTTTTCAATTACTAGAGATCGTCATACTTGTATTGATGTGTCAATATTAAAAAGTGATATTGATTTTTCAGATATTAAGCATGATGGATATTTTACTGTAAATGAATATTATTTACATGAATACCCAGAACACCACAAAAATCTATTTACTAAAATTATAGATATAATTAAAAATGGCTCTGATCGTAAATGGTTTGATAAAAGCGATATAATGACCGATTACTTTCATACAGCTTTTTATTTCGATCTTAATATTGGTAAATATGGAAAACCTTACATTAAAACAAACTAAGAAAGGAACTTATGAAAAATAAAAATTGGTTTTGGTATCCTGATTTTTTATCAAAACAAGGATTATTATTTAAAGCTAAAAAAACAATTAATTATCCAGGTTCAAAATATTCATTTCCAAAAAAAGATTTTATCCAGGTTAATTTATTTAAAGCAAATATTCGTTTTAAAAGTAAATTAACTGGTAAAATTATTGATTATGGAACTAAAATGAAATCTTGGTATTTATCTAATTATGAAATGGATGATGAAGGTTATGTTGGTTCTATATATTATAGATCACCTGCTAATTGTTGGAAAATGTTTAATCAAATGTGTAAAAAATTAAATCCTGTCAAAAAAAATAATTATAAACAATTGAGGTTAATATGAAAAATAAAGACTTTGAATCAGTAATCAATATATTAGAGGATAAAAACCCTAATAATAAATTTTACGATTTTCAAGATTTCGGAGAGTGTCAAGCAAAGATTGACAATGACATTATCCCAAAAGTTGAAATTGTAGAGCTGCCAAGAAGATATTTTAAAAGACTAATTAAATTTATAAAGAAAGGAAAAAATGAAAAGAAATAATTTTGGTTATCCATATATATTTGATTATACAAGGCGAAAGGATAAGAGAAGGCTAGACAATCTCAAATATATGATTAAGAATTGTCCTAATGATTTCAAAAAAATCTGGGAAAGAAAAAGGAAAGAACTGCTTAAAAATATCCATGAAAGAAATAGAAAAACCCTCAATTAGTATTGACCAATTAAAGTTAATTACTTTTAAAAACATTATTGAAGGCTCTAGGTCTATCAATGGGGTTACTTGGAATAAGATTAAAAGATTAAAAGGAAGGAATAAAAAATCATGCTTGAAACTATTATAATAATAGAAGTTATTATGTGGACAACCTATTTAATAATGAATTGATTATGAAACCAATTAAAAAAAAATGTGTTTATTGTAATAAAAAAATTTTAGATTATTCAATAAATAAAATTAAAAGATTTTGTTCTAGTTATTGTTGTGCAGAAGATTATAAAAAACAAGGAAAAAGAAGATTAGCTATAGCTAAATACAATAAAACTGAAAGATTTAAACAACAACAAAAAAAATATAGTTTATCTAAAAAAGGAATAAAAGGAAGAATTAAAAGGGATAAAATATTGTGGGAAAATTTAAAATTAGCAAGAAAGATTAAAAAACTAAAATTAAATAAAAAAAAATTAAACAATAAACAAATAAAACATTTAGAAAGATATGAAAAATATTTAATTTCTATAAAAAAACAAGCTAAAAAATACAATTCAAAACCAGAAGTAAAAGAAAGAAAGAAAAAAAACGCAAAAAAATATTATACAAGACCTGAGGTAAAAGAAAGAATAAAATTATATAGAAAAAAATTTTTTTCTACACCAAGAGGTAAAGCACTAAGAAAAGAAAGAACAAATAGAAGGAGAGCATTAAAAATTAATGCAGTTCCTAAATGGTGTAATTTAGAAAAGATAAAAGAAATATATAAAAATTGTCCTAAAGGTTATCATGTGGATCATATAATACCTTTAAACAATCCTATTGTTTGTGGTCTTCATGTTGAAAATAATTTGCAATATTTAACTGCTAAAGAAAATACAAGTAAAGGAAATAAATTATTATATGACAGATAAAACTAACATTTATGGAGATTACCGGATCTGCTGCAAGTGCGAAATGAAGGCAGATGTAGTTGAAAATGGTAATGACTTATGTGCCGAATGTTATTTTAAACATCATACTAATACAACTCTTGAAGAATATGAGATAAGAAATAAAGAAATAGATATAGAAAGAGAAAGGAAAAGAAATAAAAAATGAAAAAAAGTAGTGCGTTGGCTTATGTAGGTCATAATGAAAGAGGCGACAGAGAAAAAGACGATTTTTACCCAACACCAGAATCAGCAACACAGGCTTTATTAGATAGGCAAAAGTTTCAAGGTGATATTTGGGAGTGTGCCTGTGGTAATGGTGCTATGTCTAAAGTAATGATTAAAAATAATTATAATGTTTACAGCTCAGATTTGATTGACAGAGGTTATGGAGATACAGGAATTAATTTTTTAGAATCAAATAAAAAAGTTGATAATATTGTAACCAATCCACCATTTAATTTAGCGACAGAATTTACATTAAAAGCATTTGAATTAGCAAAATATAAAGTGGTTATGCTATCTAAAATTTCTTATTTAGAAGGTGTTAAAAGAAGGGAACTTATATTTAATAAAAATAAATTAGAAAAAGTTTTGATATTTACAAGGAGAGTTCCATTTAAAAAAGAATCAACCCAAAAATTAGCAGGTGGACTTATGGCTTTTGGTTGGTTTATTTATGATGTGAATTACAATGGTAAACCTACTATAGATTGGATATGAGAAACTTATTTGAAACTGTGATTGATGTGGGTAGTGGATTAATCTTATCTACATTAATTCAATTATTTATATTTCCATTTTTTGACCTACACCCAACAATCTTGGAGAGTTTTCACATAGCTGTTATCTTTACAGTTATTTCAATGATGCGTTCTTGGTTTTGGAGAACTATATTTACAAGGAGAAAATATGATAAAAGTTGAACTGAAACCTATTGATGTTGAATTAGCATTAGACACAGCTAATAAAAGATTTATTGGTAATCTTAAAATGAATAAAGGCTTTTCTTATGGCTACAATAAAGGATTAAAAGGACAATTAACCGATGGATTTTTAGGTGCTTTGGGTGAGGTGGCTTATGCAAAAGCTATGAATAATTTTTATAATGGTTCTTATACCGACAATTTAGAAAGATATAACGACTCAGACTTTCAAAACAATATTGAAATAAGAACTCAAGAAAAAAAAAATTATAATTTTTTGCTGATTAGACCTGGTGAGAAGAAAGGAAAATATATTTTAATTATAAAAGATAACGATAAAGATTTTAATTTTTCTATAATGGGTTGGTTTCCTTTTGTAGATGATATGCCAGAACGATTAACTAACTTTGGACACTACGACAGACCAGCTGCATATAAAATTGACATTAAAGAACTTTATAACATGAATGACCTCTAAGGTTGTAATTATCTATGTATAGTTTATTGACTATTTTTGTATTATCAGTATTAAAAACAATATGAAAACAATTGGAAAGGAATGGACAAAAAAAGAAGAAGGTGGAATGTTTACTGCAGACCACTTATCCCCATCACAACTTAATAAGAATGTAGATCAATGGTTTAATGATTACTGTGTTTTAACTGCAGAGCAAAGAAAAGCATTGGTAGGTAATTTAAAAATGGATTTTGGTGGCTTTGTTGGTCAAGCAT